CTTGGCATCTGCTGCGTGTGGACCAAACCGATTCTTTACTGGTGCTACCTTCAACTCAGCTGTGTTCGGGTTGTAGCCCAGTGTAAGTATGAGCGCCGGTAACTGACTTACCTTGCCGTGAATAGCACGACGTGCTGGTGGCTCTGTCGGACTGCCGTACTCTGATTGCTCAGAGACGTGGTGCAGTACCAGTACACAGGCTTCAGTCTTGCGTGCCATATCGTGAAGCTCCATCATAATTGCACGAAGCCCAGCCCATTCGTTGTCTGTCTCAGCAGCTACATTCATAAGGTTATCTATGATGATCAACTCAGGGGCTAGCCCGTACAACTCTACGTATGCCTTTATCTCTAACTCGATATCATCGAGTGACGGATTAGAGTCAAAGACCCACTTGATATGTTTTAGTTTCTCAAATGAAGTATCGTAGTGATTGTTATTAGCAGATAGATTCTGCTCCACGTTTACTTGATTGTGACCTGATACGTGCGCTGCTGCTCTCATCATTACAGTTGTAGTATCTGTATCAGCTGAGAAGAACAGTGTTGGTACCTTGGCCTTGACTGCATAAATCAATGCGAACATAGACTTACCAGCGTTCGGTGCAGCAGCCACCATACAGACCTGTCCCCTGCGGAACTTAATCTGCTTATCTGCGAGTGCTGTCCATACATCAGGGAGAGGCGTTGCTTTAGTGAGGACTGTGCCCCACGCACGCTGTAAGTCAAGCAACGTCTTCCTCCCTCAGTACAATGTTTAGCGCCTTACGTAATGGTCTGCGATCTCTTTCAGTTAGACCGCCCCATATACCGAAGACTTCATTCTTAATTCCCCACTCTGCACATTCAGCTTTGTGTGGACAGGTACGACAAATAGACTTTGCCATCACCATCTCTACGGTGTTCATCAGACCATCGGCTTTTTCCGGAAACCAAAAGTCACCACCTATCTGAGCGCAAGAAGGGTTCTCATAGAACCTTGGCTCGCGCATACATTAACGAACCCAGATAGTCTCGCACTTATCTAACGCACCCTTAGGTGCTGCACACATATAACCCTGCCAAGGTCCACGTGCTGATGTGCCTGTCTTAAAGGCCATCACTCCGTGACGACACTGCTTAGTACCAGGCTGTGCTGCTGGGTTAGCGCGGTCATCCAAAGGATTGACTGGTGTTGCATTGAATGCTGCTTGGATATTAGTTACTGCTGCAGCAGTGGCGTTGCCACCTGATAGTTCAGATGATGTTGACTTAATCAACGCAGCTACCATCGATAGGTCTGTTAGACCTGTCTCAAGATCCTTGACATCTGTTGCATAAAGATTGATGAGTGTTCCGTCAGCTAACTTGTAGTTGATTTGGAACTTGGTGTTTTCGTTTGCAGCCATTTACTTTCCTCCGATAGGTTTGATATTTAGTCTTACTGATTCGTTGCCAACAACCTTTGGTACGAACCCTAGAAGTTTCTCAACTTCCTTTGCGTCAACGGACTCACGCCCTTTAACTGTTGTCCAACTGATTTCGATACCACTCGCAGTAGTACCAGTAGCACCTTCAAGGGATGCCTTGTAGGAATCCCGTTCCTTCTCCAGCTCCTTTATCTTGCTGTCTAACTGTAGGTAGTGCAGTGCGTGCTTGTCAATTTCTGCGTCCTCAATCACGACTTCACTAAGGACGATACGTTCTTTCTTTAGACCACCGCAACCCATCTGCTCTGTTGCATCGTAGTACTGGCAGTAGTCCTTACAGAAACTGGCATCCTTCTCAGGTGCCGGTAACTCCTTAGATGCCTTGACATTCTCTAGCCAGGCAAGAGCTGCCAGTGCCATCACTTCATCGTAAGGTTCTGTGTGTACCTTGACGTCCTTCTCGTTACCATCACGCGCTATTGCTACCAGGTTAACAGTCTTAACTTCGTAGCCATTCTTAGATAGCAAGTAGCCATAGATCTGTACCTGCCAACGCTGTTGGTTGGACGGGAAGTAACTCATATTCTTTACCTTGCTGGTCTTCCAGTCAATGACTGCTCCAGTACTAGGTACGAACAAGTCGACGTGTGCTTTCATATCACCAAAGGCAACCTCAGTTTCCACCAAGTATTCTTTACCTTCAGGGTCTATAGCACCAATAGCATCTTCGATAGCTGCGTGGATAGCAGTACCCATAATGGCAGCCAACTTAGATTGGTTGTCATTTGTATGAGGTTGTGCGTTCAGTCTGTACCAGACCTTACGGCGACAGCCACCAATCTCTGATGGGCCTACCTCTGTCTGCATACTTCTATCACGACTTGCATCTTGTGCGTGCAGTACGTGCAGCAGTAATTCCTTTGGATCTTCTATCGCCATCTGCGGTCATCCCTCCATTGAAGCCAAGCATCAAAGCCGTATGCTGACACAAACCCAATCAGGAATGCAATACCGCAGTAAGCAATCAACTCTTTCATTTGTAAACCCTTTCCTGTACTACTACTTGTATCGGTGGTGATGTGTTGATATCTAAGATAGATGCAATCTGCACTGCCTTCTCAGCTACCACACTTGCTGTGAGAACCTTATTGTAATTCTTAGGTGGCAAGGAATACAAGTACCCAAGGGCATAATTTCCACCTGAGCCTGCCGCGAATATCCCACGCTCGGATGTGTTGAACGACAGGTCACCACCGATTGAGAACAGGTTGCCATTGAAAGCGATAAGGAACGAGAAGTTCATCTCCTTGTTATCGACCTCGTAGTTACCTTCTTTGAAAGCAGCTGAGATACTAGGCAGTACCTTCCCACCCATAAACTTCGTTGGGTTCTCACCGCGATAGAGCGGTGGCTTCCACGCATAGGCGAGGATATCTCCTGGTCGTGAGTCACCAGTAAGACCGAGTAGGTACTTACTAGTGCTGACTATCTTAGGAGTTTCGATAGAGATGATGCGTTGATCCCCATCCGTGATTTGACTATCAGCTGCCATCACGACGAAGTCGTTACTAGAGATTCCCACAAGTGTTGTCATTGGAAAATCATACCAGTCCTCGGCGTGTCGCAAGACACATACTGGTTTAGTGTCTGTGTATAATTGCGAGCGTGAGCGAGCAGAAAAAGACAGGGCGCCCCTCAGGGGCGCAGTCAGGTAACCGACAGGTTACCGTGTCCCTCCGTCTACCAACCCTGCCAAGAATGCGGCACAGGAACCCTCTACGAGGGTTACCACAGGTCACAGGAGCCGATTTGCGGGACTTAGGACCCATCCACGTCTGTACGTGTGGGTCACAGGTCTTCAACGCCTTAGTGTCCTTTGATGACTACGAGTTAGTCTGGTATTTCCTAGACGGAACCTGCGTAAATTGTGGCAATCTAGTAAAGCTACCTTGCCCTCCAGATCGTGATGAAGCACAGACTTTCGGAAGTTAATGAAACCCTACGGACGGGTGTATGTTCAATCTGTGGACCTACAAAAGTCAAGATACGAGACGGCAGACTCAAGTCCGTTACCAGTAAGTACAGATGCTACGCAGTCTACAGGCGTACTGTTATCAAGAGTAGATACCCATACGCAGTCCACAAGAAGGACTACTGCGAGCACTGCGACTTCAAGCCAGTACACATCAGTCAGCTCGACGTTGACCACATCGACGGGGACAGGCACAACAACGACCCGTCTAACCTACAGACGCTATGTGCAAACTGCCACCGCCTCAAGACCCACCTGCACGGTGACAGTAACTCCGGCATACAATGACGAAAAAGCCCCCACTCCCAGTTAAGGGAGCAGGGGCTATAGCCTCGCAGTCAATAATTACTTCTTTGGTGTGGCGTATCCAAAAATACCTGAGAGTACTGCCCAAAGAATTGCGCGGTAGTCAAGGTCAAAATTGCTTGAGGCCCAAGCAGCAAGGAATGCACCAGCTGCGAGAACGATTGGGTTCTTCATATATGTCTTCATTTAACTTCCTTCTTCTTAGGTAAAGGTTTAACCGCAGCCTTTACTTTATTTATCTTCGTCACTTCACCAAGCCAAGGAAACCAAGGCGAGGTGTCGTACCCACACTTCTCCTTGATGGAGATGTGAAGATGCTTTGTGTGTTTGTTGCTACCGGTGTAGTCACGGTTGCCCTTTTCAGGTGACCATATCTTGCCGTTGAATATTAGATACTTCACGCGCTTGTCCTGCTGTAGCCTGATGAAAGCAAAGGAACAATCAATCCCATTTACTGGGTCGTGAGTAATGTCTACCGCAAAGCCTGAGTTGTGGTCAGAGTTTGGGTTCTGCTTGACGTGATCCTTAGATGGTAGTAACCCATCGCTTGCCTTCTTGCGCTTTGGGCGCAAGGCTGTTGCCTGACGTAGAGCTGCAATAGCAGCAGGTGCTGCACGCTTTGCTAATGGAATCACTTGCCACCTCGTTGAATCATAATCTGGTAGAGAATCTCAACCTTTTCCTCTAGCCTTGTGACGGAGTCCTTGAGACTTGAGCCTGAGTTGGGCTTAAGTTCATTCAAGTAATGCTTAACTAGCCAACGTACTCCTGCAGCAAACCCACCGATGGTGGTTACTACTGCGACTGCTATCGTTGCGTAATCTTCTGCTTGCATCAGGCCGTCCTAATTGTGACTAGAAGCATTCCGCCATATCCGGAGTAGCGCTTATCGGTAGGTGTCTTGTTGATGAAGTCCATCTCTTCAATGAGTCCAAGGTATGACTCACCAGTACGGAAGTCCTCCACACGGATAAGGTCCCCTAGGTTCTCAATGCTCTGCATATTTATCAAGCGGTCATAGGCATAGCCTTCATAACCTGTCGGGTTATTGAACTTATCCATCTCGCTGTCGTAGAGTTCTACTGGGTACTGAATCAAACGCTGACGTGGAATAGATGGCAGTACTCGTACCTGGTATCCAGTAAAGAGTGGACCCTTGGTGTTGTCTGTTGTAGACCTGTCCATTACAAACTTAAAGCCAAGGTACTGCTGAGGTGTAGCAGGGTATGGAATACCAATCTGCGTAATGTCTGCACCCTGTGAGAATGAACCGATTGAGTACTCGTTGTTGTACTGGTCTACTGAGTAGATAGCCAGAGCACCGTTGGTTGATTCATAACGTGGCTGTAGGAACTTAAAGATTTTATTCTCAAGTGTGTTGTATCGGATGTAGCCAACGCGCAAGATGGCTTGTGCAATCAAGCGGTTAGCTGACTCGATAAAGATAGTTCCATCAGTTGTACCGTTGTTTGCTGTACAAAATACTAAACGATTTGTATTGCCTGAGAATGAACAGGATGTTGTAACAAACCCAGTCTTGCTTGGGTCATACAGATCCCAAGCGTAGGCAAAGACTAGGTTAGTTCCTACCTGCTGGCCAAGGTCTACGCGGGTAACACCAGGTGAGCCATCTACGTTAGTAGTGCACCATAGGTACTTGTCGTATCCTGCCACGTCATACACAGGTTGTTCTGTTTCAAAGATAAGTGGACCGTAGGCAATAGAGCCGTCTTGGTCTGATACTGCAGCAACACGTAGACCTAGGCTAGTACCGATAGCCATATAGCCAAGGTAGTAATAGATACGGAAGGCTACTTCACCTACTGGTAGTTCAGCTGCAGTGATAGCACTGGTCAGTGTAGGCATAGCACCTGCTGTAGTCAGCGTGAACTTGTAGATGTTTGACTGGATACCACCGTAGCCTGCCACGTAGATTGCTGCACCGCTTGAGGTGATGCTGGTATAGATGTGGTCTGGATCATTGTGTGAATAGACCGCAGCTGGAAGGCTAGATGCAGTAGTTGCAAACTCATAGACCTTGTCGTTAAGGCACATAATGATACGCTCTTTGGTGTATTCCATTACAGCGTTGACTGCTACAATACTGTTAGCAGTAAACATCAGAGTTTCAGCTACGCTTGAATCGGCTGTAAGTAACTTCTTAAAGACGTGAATCTTGTTAGAGCCACCTTGTACTTTATTTGTTACCCAGTAGGCATAGGTTCCATCATCGCAGATAGCATAGACTGGCTCATCAGTTCCAGCGTTGTAGTCAATAAAGTGGGTAAGGTGACCACCCACGTCAATCTTGTCTACGTCGTAATCATCCCAAAGAAGGACAGAGTCCTGAGTGACTGTGCCAGTAGATGCTACTGAGGTAACGTTAGTTGCAGTCTTAGCGTAGGAGATAGTTGTAGCAGCTACTGCTGTAAGCACATATGTGCCATCAAAGGTTGCATCAACATTATCAATGTTGACTGTAGAGCCAACGGTCAGTTTGTGTGCACCGATAGTCAGCGTTGCTACGTTAGATGTCAGAGCCTTGTTAGTAACAGTCCAACTTGGTCTAATAGAACGCAATATCTGTGATGGACGCTTGTTAGCCTGCAAGTCACCAGTAGTTATGTGAGAGGTATCTACATCCTTGAGCAGTGTTATCTGCCCCTTTTCCCACACATTGCAGCCCTTGCTGAAGGTGTACTGGAAACGCAGTGACTCATCCTGTGCTGGCTCAAAGAACTTAATGCCTTGACCAAGGTGGAAGGTTGACTGTGAACGTAGCCACCAACCAGTGAGCGTCTGCTCACCTGGCTCACGTGACATATCTACCTGCTGCTTACGATACTGAGCAGTGACTCTGCGGTACGGGTTCTCATCTCCTGTAGTTAAGAAGAACGGTATGCCACCAAAGGCTACGTCGTAAGCAATACCAGTTGCTGCATAGGACTGTGATCCTGTTGGGTTTGATAACGGATAAGGGATAGCGTCCGTCACGTCTGAGCCGTATGGCATTACTTCTCCTTAAATTGTTTTGGGTACGACAAAGCACCGCCTGTTAAGCGGTGCGGTACTGCTAGGAATTACTTAGAAAGCGCTGCAATCTCTTCGGCTGTAAGGCCGAGTGCTGCCAACTTAGCCTGTGCAGATGCTTTGGCTTCTTCTGCTGCAGCCTTGGCTGCATCTTCTTCTGCCTTGCGTGCTTCGGCTTCTGCTGCTTGCACTGCAAGTTCAGCAACCTCGGCATCGGTCAATTCGATAATTGTTTCGATGCCTGTTGAACAGTCAATTTCGATGCGTGTCGG